GAATCGACTAACCCGTGGTGCTTTTTAAATGCGGCGACTCTATTCTTGATGCCATGTGCGCCCTCGGCTGCAATGTATATAACGCCGCCTTGCTGAATTTCGCGGTCACGCCAGCGCCACCCTAATGATATGTGCAGGGCCAGATCGCTTGCGAAGAACGTCTTGCCGCAATTGCTTGGCCCGTACAATACGCTCATAGCTCCGCTGATCAGAACGCCCTCTACGAAATCATCTGCATTCAGCGAAGCCTGGATGTCGTCCGCGGCTAACAGCTCGAAGACATTGCCCTCATCGATGACATCCTCAACCGGATCTTCAACAAGCTTGCCAGCATCAAGTACTTCCATCGTCAGCTCATTGCCAGGACATAGATTGGTATCGAGCCAATCGCTCACGTCCGACTTGGGCGGCATGTCCTTACATATGTCGCAGACACGTATCTGATCCGCGACTGGGAACAGGTTCTCGACAATCTTTGGCACACGATCACGACCAGCCTGATCATTGTCCGGGATGATGTAGACGCGCTTGCCTTTAAAATACCGCGCCAGCTCTGGTTGCCAGTTGCCAGCTCCACTGATGTTTGTGGTTGCGACGATGCCCAAATCAGCTAGCCGATCAGCATCCTTCTCGCCTTCCACGATCACAACGTAATCGGACTCCAACATTTCGGGCAGCCGGTACGGCACCGTCTCGATACCTTTGATGCTCCATATCCACTTTCCCGGATTGTTTAGATCTGGCCGGCGTGGCCTAAAATCTTTTGGCAAATAGCGGCAGATCTGCATATGCAGCTCACCATCCGCGTTGTGATAATCGTATTTCCGTACGATCATGCGGGTATAGTTTATGGCTGGCACCTCAACAGGCGCAGAGAAGTAACCACCTTCGCCGGCCTCGTGATCAAACCATGCGCCCGTCTCAAGCTCGACAGACTTCGAGCCCTGCTTGCCGAACCGGAGCTCGCGCTGGTTTGACAGGCGCTGGTTTAAATTCGTGTGACCGAATTTTTGCAGCGCCTGTTCCCGGACCTCTGATAAACTAATTTTTATTTGGCTCATTGTTCACCAGCAATGATTGCTCTTCCGATTTTTTCGACGACTTGCGGGACAACGGCATTTCCGAGGGCTTTAAGTCTGTCCACCCTGTTGGGTATCCCATGAGCCACTCGACCCACGTCGGGTTCAATGCTCCACCGACATGGTTGGGTAACTCCGCTTTCATCACTGTCCCCCAAAGGTTGCTTTTGTCTGCTTCCCGCTGGATTGCTTTCAGTGAGGTTCCTGCCCCCTCCCAGTCCGACGCAGAAACTGTCGGCCACAGCTTGACCATGTCCCCCAGATTTGACTGATGACCCTTTTCCATCCGTGCTTTTATCTTTTCGGGATCTTGATACTCGCCGCCGCCCTTCTCCCTCGCGTTGGGAGTCGGCCACAATCCAGACCCTGTCTCGTCTGTGCGGGGCATCGACGGCGCAAGCTGGAATAATAAATGGGACGGCTTGATACCCGATGCTCTCCAGGTCAGAAAGGCTGCGCTGGAGGCCCATTGGCTCGTTAACAAATCCACGCACATTTTCGCCAATGAGCCATCGAGGTTGTAGCTCTTCAACAAGCCTAACCATTTCTGGCCAGAGGTCTCTGTCATCTTCTGCGCCTCGCTGCTGCCCGGCGACACTCCACGGTTGGCATGGGAATCCGCCGCAGATGAGGTCAACTCTTCCAAGTCCATCTGTGTTGATGGTTCTGACATCGTCGTAGATTGGCGTGTCGGGCCAGTTCTTTTTGAGGACGGCTTGGCAGAACGGCTCTCGTTCGCAGAAAGCAATGGTCCGAAAATGTCCGGCTCTTTCGAGTCCGAGGCTAAATCCTCCGATTCCAGAGAAGAGGTCGAGAACTTTGATTTCATTGTGTATCACCGCCGCATCCACAAAAAGTACGCGACCAAAAGACCGATTAGCACGGCCGAGATCACTGCGCTGCCGACAGATAAAATTAGGAAATAAGTCAAAACGGGATCTCGTCGTTGAGCTCATCAAAGGACGTGCCGCGGCCTTCGCAATAAGCTTGTGTGTAACATCGCAGAGCTTGCAGCCATTCCTCCGGGGTCAGCCCTGGCGTGATGGTGCGCCCGATAGAGTCGAGGTATTGGCCCATGACTTTGCCGGCCTCGAGCATCAGCTTGTCTTCGTCGGGTCTCCAGTCCATGTGATACTTCACTCCTTTTTTTGCCTTCGCTTGCCATGCGCTTTGGTGCTTCATGCTGCAAAACCAGAGCTCCGGAGCTGCGAGGTTGTTCCAACCTAAACCGAACCCTCGAGATGGTTTTTTGCAGACAGGGCAGAGCCTCAAAGCTCTTTGACTTTCACGCTCACCACTTCGCTGTCTTTGTAAAAGGGCTCGAGCTCGTCGCCGTACTTGTCTTTGACGGCGCTTGTATCAAGCGTTCGCCTGGAGGTTGTATCGACAATCGCCTCATGCGTAGCGCCGACACAGTTCCCCACCTCTTTGATTTTTTCGATGGTCTTTTTTTCCTGAGCCTTCAATTCTTTAATGCGCGCTCGCAACGATGCGAGAACGTCCGGGAGATTTTCATTCACGCCGGTGTTATTGAGTTGAAATGGATTCGTCATCGCTTGCTCCTTTGTCTTCCCATCGCTCGCCATTATCGAGCCGATAGATCACAGTGTTTGTTGCTTCGTTAGTTTCTAAAACGATGCCAGGGACATATGCGTCCCGGTAACGCTGATCCGGACAGCCAACGCGTTGTTCATCTGTTGAAAGAATTTTCTGATGCCGGTGACAGAACCAGTCGCCATGCTTGATAGCCTCGGACCAACAACATGTGCGGCACGTTCTGGTAGGCGTAGCACCCTGATGGCAGACAGAGTGAAACCCACAGAACCTTTTGCATGCCCAGTAGCTAGGGTTGTCACTGATCCGAGCCGGCATCATGTGCGGCTGTTCGATAATCTGGCGCGCCCGTTCGACGTACCACTCGGCTGCTTCCGGATCGTAATTCGTCCGGATCGACGCCCACCTACGCCCACCGGCTGAGGCCACTACCATGTAGTGACGCTTGTGACCGCGATAGTGCATGTAGCACTGTGCTTGTGCGTAATACGTCTCGTTCCACGCCTTGAGCACTTGTTTCTCGTCGCCGAGATCATCTTTCAATTTGCAGAACTTAGCGAAGCCTTGATCGTTCGTGCATTTAACCTCGAAGACATGCCATGTCTTTGGCGCTTGTATGAGCCCCAGAATCTCGCCATCGAGATGGCCCAAAAAATGTCCGTTAATATCTGAGACTTCTAATTGTTTGCCGGTTTCCGGATCGCGATCAATGAGTGTTACGCCCGGAACTTTTCTGATGCGCTCGATCACAAGGTCTTCAGTCCTGTGGCCGTCCGCAAAATTCTTGAGTGTGTCAGCTCCGAACGGGTCTTCCTTGACCATGTGCAGCCGGTAATAAGATTTGCGCGGACAGTCGCCGATGCTACTGACCCCAAGATAAGTGCGCTTGTTTCTTTGGCTCTCGAGCGCTTCAAGTGCGCTATCGGCTGCCTCAAGTGTAGGGTCTCTGTCTAGGTCTAGCTTGACCATCATACGTGCCTCATAGAAAAAGAGAGGGCGAGGCTATGCCCCGCCCTTGGTTTATTAAGCATTCCAAGGTCTGGCATCAGTTGCCGGCGCAGTTGGTTGCAGGGGTGCTTCTGTCTGCGCTGGCGCTGGTGTCGGAGCTGCTTCGTAAGATTGAGCCGCAGCGGCCGGCGTAGCAGCCGGGGCATTGGCAGGGCCGTAACTTTTGACCTCGTTGTACTCTGGGTTGTCCGTTTGGATGTCGATCTCGAGTGTCGCTCGCTTTTGCCACAGGTGATCAGTGTCAGCGATGGTCGTCATTCCAAGAGCACGGCCTAAACTGCTAAGGCGCTCCTTTGCTATCGAGACCGTATTTGGCTTGTCATACCAGAGATAGATTTTATCCCAGACCAGCCGGCCGCTCTCGAGCTTCCATACAAGCTGGAGGTATGAATTGCCGGGTTTGTTTTTCGACTCGACAACTTGAACATCATCGACCTCGGCAACATATGAGCCCGGTGGAACCGGATCATATTTCTTATCTAATGTATCAGCGCTGGGCGCGGTGACCTCGTGATTAAGTGCAACCATGTTTGCTACTCCTTGCTAAAAATTGCTGCCTCGAGTGCATTCCAATCCAGCGGCAGCTCTGCCGGTATCGGATAACGTGACTTTGCAATGAAGGCCGGCGCGGCTTGTGTCTTAATCACACGCTCGCCTGTGCTCATTGCACGGGTGCGCTTACGGCCGAACCCTGTGTCGGTTTGCTTGACGGTTGTTTGGTAAGTGCAGAACCCGATCAGATCGCAATGCTCCATCATTACCGCGGAAGCATTCTTATGCGTCTTGATCTCGTAGCGGTCATATGGTTCCGAGTCCGGGTCTTCAAATCTTTTGACTTGGCTGTGTGCCAGGATGATAACGATCATATTTTTCTGATCGCGAACCGCATTGATGCCAGACACAAACCGCCGCCATACATCGCCGGCTATCTGGTAGCCTTTGCCATAGCCTGGATCTTCGATGTGCTTCCACTTGTGCGCCTCGCACACATGCTTGTAGACAAGCGGCTCGAGCCAATCGAGAGAGTCGATCACCAATGTTGAGTAATCGTGATCCTCTTTGATGATCATTTCGAGCTGCGCCTCTACATCCGCGTAAGTGTCCGGACGTGGAAGTCGATCAGCTCCGACAATGTCTGCGCCGTCTTCCGTTTGAATAAAAATAGGCTTGGGCGCGCTTGCCCCGAATGTCGTTTTACCGACACCCGGCGGCCCGTAGGCTAACACCCTTGGTGATTTAGTTGCGGCCCCACTGACCACATCTTTTAGCGATACCATCACTTGCTCCTCTAGTTGGTTAACAATCTGCTCTGCTTCGACTCTTCATAATCTTTGATCATCACCTGCACCCCACTGACCTCGTCGCTCCAATAGCTGCGCAAGTCATGGATGAAGTGATCGTTCTCAACCACCTCGATTGCCTCGAGTAGATCGAGCACTGCTTTATTCACGTTATCGATATCCCGCTTACGCTTGTCGGGCCGGCCCACTGCCAGCTCCATCGCTATCGGATAGTCGATAGGTTTTTCTGGTGTGGTTTGTGACCGCAAAATGCGAGAGGCTTCATCAGCCCACTCGGCGTACACTTTGGTCCGATACATGCGGGGTCCGCTAAACCGCCACAGGCGATTGACGCTCGGAGGGTATGGCAGCAACAACGTCATCATACGGCGATGTCTTCGTTGTATTGCACATATGCCCGGTAGTGATCAGCAAGAGCGACCTGCCCTTGTGTCGCTTCGTAGACAGCTAGTACATTGACGGGACGCGGCATGATGCGGCCCTCTGACCACTTCATAACGGTAACCCGGCTAACATCGACACGCTTCGCAAAGGCGGTGTAAGTAAGATCTTTGGCTTTCAGATAGTGTTTCAACAACATTTGGCGCGGCCTCAAAAAATATGTAAACGTACAAAATTTGTACGTGCCAACCCGTACTAAATGCTATAAAGTTAAAAATCAATTAATAATTTTAAACGTGTTCGATTTTGGGAAATACAATGGTTATCAAAAACCGCATATCTGAGCTTGCGCAAAACGCTCGGATGACAGGCACTGAGCTAGCCAAGCGCCTCAACATTGATCCCCACAAAGCGCGACGATACATGCGCGGCGAAACTCCGCTAAAGGCTGACATGGCCTCGCAGATTGCTGAGATTTTTGGTGTGAGCGTCGAGCACGTAATGGGGCTCGGCGGGTCTGATGATCCTGGCAAGCAATCGAAGCTGCCATTGTACGGCACGGCGCAAGGCGGCATAGGCTCTGACATATCAGACATGAGCTACGCTATCGATCACCTGGACCGGCCAGACTTTCTCAGATCCTCACCGAACGCATACTGTGTGTATGTAACCGGCGAATCAATGGAGCCGCGGTACTACGCCGGCGAGATCGTATACGTGAACCCAGCCCGGCCGATTCGTCGCAATGATTATGCGGTGATACAAACCCATGATAACGATGGGCATCACGCTATGATAAAGCGCTACATATCTGCCTCAAATGACAAGGTAGTGCTCGAGCAGCTCAACCCGGACAAGCGCATAGAACTCAACAAAAATGCCGTCGAGGCAATCCACTTTGTCCAGGGTGCGTTCATAACCTAGTTGACGACCGTACAAATAATGTACTAAGACGGACA